AAAATGCAGAACCTCGTCAATGATTTGAAAACTCATTCCTTGCCCCGGCCATCGTCTACCGCCGACCGTAATCCATTTGAGCGCCGCCGCAAGCTGCTCCGCCATGCTGTACATGTCGTCATTGGCTCGCTCTGGCGCGAAATAGCGGATAACAAAGGGATGATCGCGGCGATAGCGCCGGCCGAGCTCCTGCGTATGTGCAGGCTCCAACAGGCGCACAAAAAAGCGAGGTGGATCGAGATTCTGCTTGATCTCCTCGCCGGATATTGGGATTGCCGGAAACGCCGTATCAAGCGCCGCATGTACAGCGTACCGCACGTCATTTATCGTCACCTGCACAGCATCAACCTCCCAGGTATTTCGTGATAAATCGGTCCAGTTTGCGCTCAATGATCGCCGGCAGCTCGCGCTCCAACTCCTGCGCGGAAATGGTCATCATAAATCGCCCCTCAACCCATCCTTGATGGTTTGGGGTACGATGACCATACTCAACATAGGCAGAGTAATAAACGGGGTTAAAAACCTCAATTTCGGCCCCTGCGGGCGTCATCGTCACCTGCCCTATCGTCCACCCCCGGCGCAGGGTCCCGTCGTCAACAGGGGTACGTGGGACCGTCTTAGCTAACAGTCTGTTGGCAAGCTCGCTCGCGCACTCCCTCATAAAGTTCGGATACGCCTTTTGCATCGCCTGCAGGTTGTCCCTGAACTTGACAAGCTCCGAGAAATCAAAGCTACCCATGCCACCCATTACGCCCACTCCTTGACGGCCGTTAGGTTGATCTCTTGGTGACTCCGATACGGCGGGAACGGCTTGCCGGCGCTGTATCTCTCGACGCGGCCCGTTGCTGCTCGGGTAATGTCAATGACATCTCCCTGTTTGATCTCCAATTCCGGCGCGATGAACAGCTTGGCGTCATACTGAATATTATTAGCGTCCTCCGTCTGGCCGTTACGTGCCAGCCCGGTTTGCGAGAGCTTACAACGCTGATCCGTGTAGACCGGCTGCAATAACTGCTTAGTCTCGTGCTTTACAGGGTCTTTTACGTTGACGTGCCGGCTGATGGTCGCTTTATCTTCATACAAGCGTTCTATGGCCCTGCGATGCTTGCTGTACTGCATCCCTACCACCTCAGTTTCCTGTAGCGATGCAAATCGACCGCGTAGTTAAGCACAATGCTGTCAATGACCGATTTGGATGTATCCGTTACGCCCGCGCTGCTATTGGACGGGGACGTTTGCGTATCCCCGACCTTAATATTCATCGCGCCACCTGTAGCCGCTTCGATCGCCTCGACGTTTGATTGCTCGATCTTTAGCGCATCGATCACCATGGACGCCCACACGTCAGTCAAGCCCTCTGGAATCTCAGATATATTGCAATAATGCCGAATGCGCCGACCGATCTCCCGGATATAGGAGTCGATTAGCGCATCCAGCGTGTTATCCTTGAAGCTAAACCGCAGTTTGACGATCGCAAGGACTTCGGCCGGATCAGCCGGCAGCGTCGTTGCCATTGTCCCCACCGCCGCCGTTCGGGTTGTCACCGTCTGGAGCGCCTCCATTTGGTTCTTCGTCCTCGGCTTTTCCCTTTCCGGCTTCAGCTTTCTCCTTAATGACCTCAGCGGGCTCATAACCAAGCTTTTTCAACTTGCCGACCGTCTTGCTGTCTTCTGTCTCAAATACGCCGTTTTTGAAGTGTACCAGCGGTCTATTCCCTTCAGCATCCCATACGATGCCCTTCCCGTTGAAAATGTATTTTGCCACTCGTCAGCCCTCCTTAAGCCTTAAGTCCTGTAATTTTGCCGTGCAGGAATTGCGGACCGTGTGCAAGTCCGATTTGACCATAGATTTGTGCGCGATCTGCAGCCCCTGTTTTCGCAAGCATTTCTTCGAAGAAATTACCTTTGCCCGGGACCGGTTGGAATACTGGGGCAATGTGCGCCATATCCGCGATGAGTAGTTGATCCTGCGGCATGAAGCGATCCCATACGATGCCGATCTTAGCGAAGTCGGTTTCAATTTCTTGAATATTGACGCCTCCGACGTTACGGGTATAAGGCAGGTTGAAGCCGAATTGATTGCTGTAAATCTCCGTCAACACCTGTTTTTGAGTGCTGTTCGTAAAGATAACCATATTGTTGAAATATGCGCCATTGTCCGCCATTTCTTTAAGCAAAGTCTTGATCATGTCTTTCGTTAGGTCCGCTGCAGTTCCGTTTGCAACAACGTTGTCGGTAATCAACTCCAGCATACCCCGGGTTTTATTTGGGTCATTGTCAGTAGCAGCGAGCTGGTATTGTCCTCGAAGGAAGGTGTACTCAATGTCACGGGCGATGACGATCAACTTTTGTTGAATTTGCCAAGCCCAATCGTTTGCTGGGTTAGGTTGCTGTCCTGCCGTATTCAATCCAGACATGCGCCCCATGTTGGACTCCTTTACGTACGTCATCTCAACCGTCTCTTGGAAGATTTGCACCACATTTTTTTCCTGAGTCCTAGCGATTTGTGTCGCGGCCGGGGCCATAGCGGAAGCCCGTTCCGAGATTGCCGGCTGTTTCGGTGCCGGGTAGTCGTAGAGTACCGAAGTCGGGAATTCATAGTTATCCGTTTGGCGGCCACCCGTCAGCCCGCCGATCATCGAAAGAAACGGCGTTTGCGTTGCGTCGGCGGTGAAAAGCTCACCCGCGTAGTTTGGTAGGTTAAAAGAAGTTCCAAGTCCTGTTACTTGAGGCATTCTAAGTCATCTCCTTAAATTAATGTAATGCCGTCCATAGCGGCCTCGCGTTTAATCGCGATTACCTCCGTGGTGTTCCCGGCTTTTCGCGCCGTCTCCAGGCGCTGAAGGTATTGCGATTGTTCAGGCGTTGGGCCGCTTGCTCCTTCGCTGCCGTCACGAGGAACAATGCCCTTAAATTGCGGCCCCTTCGGTGGCAGTTTAAACAAAAAAGCCTTGCTCTCGCGCAGGGCTTTAATTTGGTCGTCCAGGCCAGTTTTTACGCTGCCGTCTTCGGCCAGTTCGATTTTAGATTTATCAAGCAAACCAAGGACAATATCAACGTCCTGAGCGTCGTTTGCAAGCGCCAGCTTAAGGGCTGTACTGGTTTGCATTTCTTTCATATCGGCAGTGTATTTTTCGGTGGCCGCTTTGTTTGCATCCTGTAGCTCCTTGATCTGCTTTTGCAACTCTTCGTTGCCTTCGGCCGCCTTCTTCAGGTCTCCCAGCTGCTTATCCCGATCAGCGAGCGCCGTTTCGGCCTGCTTCTTCGCCTCGTTTACTTCATCGAAACGATGCTTCGGTACATAACCTTTATAATTGTCCTCGACACCTCCTGTAACGGCCGTTATTTGGTCGGCCGTAAGTCCTTGCGCTTCCAACAGCTTTTTCAACCAATCCATGATGCGTCATCCTCCCACTTGTTTTCCCGGTTGTGTCCGGTAATATTTAAGGCCCCGGCAGTCTCAGCCGGAGCCCAAACAAAAAGCACCCTCGCCATAGCGTGAGTGCTCACTATTCTTTGATAGCTCCATTTTTACGTAAACGTTCAAGAAACTTTTCCCTTTTCTCCTTCAATTCCTCTTCGGAAGTTTCAACGCGACCGATTACTGTCGCTTTCGGTGGGTCTGTCCATCGCCTGTCAGTAAATAGCTTTTTATCCTCTTGGCTCATGTTTCCAACTCCTCCAGCAAGATGTGATAAACACCATTTATAAGTTCCACAGCGATGACTTTAAAATTTGAATTTCGTTGATATAACACTTCGGCTTCTCCAGGGTTATACTTGGTTAGATCCTTCCCTCGAATCGCATCATAAATATAAAACTGAACCTGCCCCTTTGGGTTATACATGTCACCAATCGTCGTGGATAAATACTGACTGTATTGTATCACATTATCCGGCTGATAGTCTTTCATAAATTCGCGCAGGGCTCCCGCAGACTCAAAATACAGCGATCGTGTCAAATCTCCCTGATATTTAGGGAGCTTGTTCAACGCCTTGTCCAGTTGTTCGACCCATTTCATTTCTTGACCATCCAGCGGTACGGAATTCCGCAGTTTTTCGTTGAGCGT